AGAACAGGTTAGCGGGGTATTGTTTGCAGGTCAATCTTGTAGTACACCTATACCTACACCACCTCCATCACCGCCTACGCCGCCTCCAGTTCCTACTCCACCACCTACGCCGCCTACACCTACTCCTCCGCCTACGCCGCCACCTACGCCGCCTACGCCGCCTACGCCGCCTACGCCGCCTACGCCGCCTACACCTACGCCTGCTAATCAGTATAGAATTAGAAACTGTGCAAGCGGTGTAGACGAAAATGTATCGCTGCCGCAAGCAGTTATTGTTGGAGAATCTATCCGATGGCAGTCTGTATGCTGGGAAGTTATGGGAGCGCCTACGGGAACAACTCAAGCTATATCGCCACAAAATTATTATAATGACTGTGCGGAGTGTCAAGGTCCACCACCTACGCCGCCTACGCCGCCTACGCCGCCTACGCCGCCGCCGCCAGTACCGTCTCCGCCACAAGGATATGTAGTGTTTGGACAGTATAGTCCTTCTACAGTATGTTCTGGAAGTTATGTAAATATTTATCTTGACAATTCAACTTTTTCTTTAGCCACAGTGGCTTATACCGACAATACATTTACTACTTTACACGCATCAGGAAACTTTACAGTAGGTGGTTTATCTAGACTTTGGAATGGTTCAAGCTTTACATCGTCAACTAATTGTTACTAATTTGTATCTTTATGCAAATTAAATTAAATTAAATGGTCGAAATAAATAATTTTTTAAATCAACAAGAGTGTTTGGATTTAATAAAAATGATAGACGAGAATCATCATCCCTCTTCGGTGGTAGAGGGAGGTAATAATGTAAGTTCGTATTCTTCTAATAGAACATCCAGTACTTGTAATTTAAATCATAACCATCCTCAAGTTCAAGCTGTTCATCAAAAAATAGCTAATTACTTAGGGTTAGATATTTTAAAAGGAGAGCATCTACAAGGGCAGCTATATGAAGAAGGGCAATACTTTAAAGCGCACCAAGATTTTTTTTCAGGACCAGCATATGATAAACATTGTTTAGCTTCTGGAAACAGAACACATACTTTTATGATTTATCTTAATTGTGAGTTTGAAGGCGGCGGAACTAGGTTTACTAATTTAAATAAGGTGGTTTTAGCAAAAACAGGGAAGGCTCTTACTTGGAAAAATATGAAAAATGGAGAGTGTTTGGATGAAGCTATGCATGAGGGGATGCCAATAACAAAAGGGAAAAAATATATTATAACTTCTTGGTGGAGAGAAAATCAATGGAAAGGGGCAGAGGATGCTATGTTGTATTCACAAAAACCAAAACAATATACAGACAAATCTCAAATACCTAAGCTTACTGAAAAGGGATTTAAAGTAATAAAAGTACCACAAGAAACATGGTCGATAATAAATGACGCTTATCGTTTACTTCAAAACACAGTAAAAGAAGAAGTGTTTGAAGGAAAAGAAAATATTATAATAGGAGGAGGAAGCGAGTTTTTATCTTTTGAGGAAATACCATCTATTAAAAATATTATTCATCAACAGCTGCTCCCTATACACAGAGAGTTTGCTGGTGTTAATATTGAGCCAAGTTTTGTTTATGGTATTAGGTCTTATTTAAAAAACGCCACCCTAGTAAATCATGTAGACAGAGTAGAAACTCATCATATATCATCAATAATAGTAGTAGATAAAGATTTAAGGTGTGGGTGTCAAAATAAAGAATTTGGAAATGATTGGGCGTTAGATATACAAGACCATCAAGGTGTTTGGCATAAAGTTTATGCAGAGCCAGGAGATATGATTTTATATGAATCTGCTATTTGTGAGCACGGAAGAGTTGAACCTTTTCAAGGAAATTATTATAGAAACTTTTATGTTCATTACAAACTTATATGACATTACATTTTTTAGCTCCTGAAGATAAAAATAAATGGGTAGCAAAATGGAAATTTTGTTTAGATACTTGGCAAAATAGTTACAGCTCTATTAGAATATGGAACGATAATGACATAGATAATTTTATAAAAAAGAATGACCCAGATTTTTTCAAGCTATTAAATAGCTTACATAAAATATTTAAGCTAGATTATGTGAGAGGTTTAATATTAGAAAAGATTGGAGGTGCATATATAGATATAGATATTGAATTAAAATCTCCATTTATTCATCAATTAGATAAAAGTAAAATATATATTATAGAGGCTTCAGCTGGAGATGAAATATTACAAAACAGTTTAATGATTTCCCAACCTTCAGATTTTTGGAAAGATTTTTTAACTTATTGCAGAAATAGTATATATAATAATTTAGATGAAGTAAAAGCTTATCCTAATTTAATTGAAGATGTGCGAGGAACAATTGTAAGAAAAACTGTAGGCCCTATTGCTTTATCAGAATTTACTTCTGCAACTGATAAACACATTGAAATACTTCCAGCAAACTTATTTAATAATTCAAAAGGCATTAGTTTTACTAAACATCATCAAACAGGCATCTGGGGCTTCTTAGATTAGCCACAATAAAATTTTGTAAATTTGTAGTTAAATAAACCCGTATGTCTTTTTATTATGAATTTACTCGCTGTGATGACGCTAGTGTAAAAAACGACTGGACGTTTCCAGGGAATCCTCAGCTAACTCTTTTGGATGTATATTCTATATATGGTTATTGCTGGCAAGTAACGGCTCAAAGAAATAGTGGTCAACAAGTAAGTTATAGCTCTTATTATGGCTTAAATGGATGTGCGCAATGTACAGCTCCTACGCCGCCTCCAACACCTGTAACTTATTACACATGGCAGTTTAATGCACAGCAAGGAAATGGTGCGTTTGTAAAACCCATCTCTTGTGTTAACTGTCCAATAACCGTATATTCAGACGTACCAGATTATTCGGAAATTTCTTGCGGAACGCAACATTTTTGGTTAGATGCAAATCTTACTACTCCGTTTATAGGGAGCAATCAGTTCTATATAGCGACACCAGGAAACACTCCAGCTACAGGAACTGGCTCATTACTTATAGAAAATAATGGAACAGTAACTTATAAATATGACTGTGCAGGATATAATATATGTTCAGGACCTGCTCCGCCATCTCCTACGCCAACTCCAACACCTCCGCCTACCCCTCCAACTCCTCCAACTCCTCCTATACCAACCACGCCGGATTATTGTTTGAGCGGTACAAATGCAGTAACATTTCAGGTAATAGGAAATATAAACTCTTACATATTTGGTGGCAACTATGGTTTATACGGAACAGGAACTGGTGTTTTTGTGTTGACAGGAGTTCCTTCAACGCATCCTATTGCCATACACAACTTTGGTAAAACAGGTCAGATAAATTATAATGGAACTACGAGCGCAGGTTTGAAAACAGGTCTAGACGGAAACACTTATGAGTATTTTTATGGAGATGTAACTATAACTGTAACAGGAGATTATGGCACTACTAGCTACGAGTGTTACTACCACGGATATATGGGTGGTCAAAACAACTTAAAGTTTGATAATATAACTTGCCCAAACTTAAAGCCTCCAGTAATTCCTCCACAGGGAGACCCAGATAAACAATATACTTTAAGCTATAGTGACACTGCAAAAGGGTGGCCTTCGTTCTACTCTTACTTTGCTGACTGGATGATAGGAATGAATAATTATTTTTACAGTATTAAAGCAGGTAATTTATACCGACATAATACTAATCCATTACGCAACAACTATTATGATGTTCAATATAATTCTACACTAACAAGTGTGTTTAATGAGATGCCGTTAGAAAATAAGTTATTTAAAACTATAAACCTGGAGTCAGACTCTACTTGGGGCGTAACTTTAGATAGTGATATACAAACTGGAGCAAGTATTGACGGCACTTGGTTTGAAAAGAAAGAAGGAGCTTGGTTTGCTTTTGTAAGAAACAATGGAACATTGCCAGCTCAGACAAAAGAATACCCTATGCGCTCAGTAAATGGTATAGGTAGAAGTACTTCGGTAAGTGTGGTTGGTACAAGCACTATAATTAATTTTTCAACAGACCCTTTGATAGCTATTGGCAGCGACCTTAGTGTTGGCGATATTGTATACTTTGCACCCCCTCCATACAGCGCAGTACAAATGGCTGGACAGGTAACAGCAATAAATATAGACTTACAGAACAATACCAACAATATTGTTATTGATAATTCAATAAGCGGAGCAGTAGCTATATCCTTACAGGATGGGTTTATAATGTATATTAAGAATCAGCAAGCTGAATCAAATGGAGTATTAGGCCATTACTGCTTGTTTACAATAACAAATACAGATAGCACCGCTACGGAACTGTTTGCAGTAGAGTCGGAAGTAATGAAAAGCTATCCCTAAAATTAGTATCTTTGT